CATGGACCGCAACCACGCCGATCGAGCCGACCTCGCCGGTGCGGGTGACGTAGACCCGATCAGCTGTGCTCGCGATGGCGTAAGCGGCCGATAGTGCGCTCTCGTTGGCGACGGCCCAGAGCGGCTTTGAGCTGGCGCTCCTGATGACACCAATTTGCTCGACCAAATCGAACAGGCCGCCGACCTCGCCGCCGGGTGAGTCGACGTCGAGAATGACGCCGCGCACCGTCTGGTCATCCATCGCGGAAGCGAGCGCGTCGCTGATCTCTCCGTAGGACTGAAGCCCGCTCGCTGCGTCGAGATAGCCCGAGCGACTGACAAGGGTCCCGATCACCGAAACCACCGCGATCCTCTCAACGGTGATCGAGGTGAGCGCCGGCGGATCGCTTTCCGGATCGACCACCTCCAGGGCACCGCCAGAGAGACGAGGCGCGAGCACACCGAGAATGATTTCGAGCTTGGCGCGCGCAATCATCAATGGCGTCCCGAACACGCGGGACGCCAGGTGCGGAAGATCAACCATTGGCGTTGTTCGCTTCTCCGAGAGATGATGTATCGGCCGGCAGCGGCGCCGATCCTGCCGCCGATTGGAAATTCAGCCCAAGCGACTGCTCGCGCGCCTTGTCCGCGGCAATCTCGGTGTCCACCTGCTCGGCGTCGTAGCCGCGTTCGGCGAGCGCCTGCGTGCGGCTCTTGAGCCCTGCATCGATCTGCTCGATCTCGGCGCGGGCATCCTTGAGCGGATCGACCCAGTCCCACTTCGGCGGCAGCCATCCGCAGGCCAGGTACTCGCGCCGACGCTGGTCGTAGTCCGGAAGATCGAGTGCGCCCGCGAGCACCGCGGTGTCCATCCAGCGCGCCCACACCTGGCGGCAAAGCTGCCAGACCACCACGGCATGCTGATAGGCCTCGATCCGCCGGCGGAATTCGAGCAGTGCCAGGCGTGAGTTCGAATAGTTGGCCTTGAGCATGTCGTTCGAGAGGTACGCATAGGGCACGCCCAGCGCCGCCGAGACCTGCAGCAATGTGCGATACTGGAACGGCTCGTAGGTCTGGCCCGAATCCGCTGGCGCGGAGGTCTGCACCTCCTCGCCCGGCTCCAGCATCGTGATTTGTCCCGGCTGGAGGTCGATCGTGCGCTCGTCGTTCTCGTCGCGACCTTCCGCGGCATCGAGCGGCTCGGCCGGCGCAGGCGTCGTGATGAAGAGCGCGTGCATTGCCGCGACCTTCTTCCGGTCGAGTTCGGCGTCGTCGTACTGGTCGAGCAGAAACAGCTTCACAATGCCTGCGGCAAAGCGCGATATGCCCCGGTGCTGGCCGGCATCGACCGGGTCGATGACGTGCACGACCTCGAACGCAGGCACGCGCACGATGTCGCTAGCCAGACCCGGATCAGTGAAGTCGCCCGGGTGCCGCCGCAGGAAATGGTACGCGACGCGACGCCCGATCGCATCGAATTCAATCCCTTGGCGGATGACATTGCCGCCAGGAACCGTCTCGTTGCGATTGAGCGGCAGCATTTCCGAGGGCAGCATCTGCAGCTGCAGCGGCACAGTGAGTCCGTCCTGCGGCCGCCGCGGCCGGAAGCGAAAGAACACCTCGCCCGCGATGAACACCTCGCGTGCGGCACGGCGTTGCAGACCGTAGAGATCGGTGAAACCCTCGGCATCGGCCTCATCGGTCCAGTCGAGCCAGAGTTTTTGGACCTGAGCCTTGAGCTCGGAATCCGAGATCATCGACGACGGCTTGATGCCGGCGCCGACCACATTGCCGGCCCAGCTCTCGATCGCGTTGGCAGCATAGCCGTTGTTGCGCACGAGCCAGCGGGCGCGCGCCGTGATGTCGGGACCGGCCGCGGCGATCAGGGTGTTGAGATGCGCCCGGCTCGGCTGGAATCCTTTCAGTCGCCGGTTGGCAAGCCCCGCCTCGAACCCGCCGATGAACGCTCCGACGCGGCGCCGAAAAGCTGTCAGCGAGGCGAGCACTCAGAGCCCCTTCGAAGCGGACGTCAGAATTCGGCGCTTGCGGCCGCCCTCTTGGGCTGCCGCGATCCGGCGTTCGAGATCCGTGACGGCGGCTGCCATTTCGGCGTCGGACGCATAGGTGACCCGGCGACCGTCGATTTCGACCGTGCGCACGCCGCGAAAGCGCGCCGCGAGCAATGCATCGCGCTGCGCCGTCATCTCTTCGGGCGTCATGGTTCAGCTCATATAGCTCGATCGAAACACGCGCCGGGCACGGCGCTCCGGGCGGCGCCGGATCAGGCCGGCAACGCTGTCGTTTGCCGATTGCGGATCGGGCGATTGGTCATTCTCGACCTCATCCGGGAGGCCGACCTGGCTCTCCAAGTCGCGCCACATGGCTTCAGTCCAGCGGTCGGCGCCCGCAATCCATGCGGCGGCGCGGGCGTAGACCCGGCAGTCGAGCGCCTCGTTTCGCTCGCGCAGCTTCTGCCATTCGAGCCGGCTGAAGCCGCGCTTGGTCTTCACGGTGACGAGCTGCTCGGCGACGAGCTGTTTCACCCACTCGGCTTCGGCACCGCGCGGCAGGTGCACGTAGCCGGCCGGAAACTTCGCACCTGCCGCGATCTCCTCGTCGGTTGGCGTCGACAGGCGCAGGTAGCGATACGTCTCGCTCTTGAAGGTCGCGACCGCGATCGTCCACAGCCGCGCACCACGGCGGAGCTTCTTACCACCCTCCGTGACGTCGACGTGGGTCGGGCCCGCGACCGGTGCTGCCCGATTGAACCCTTCGACGCCCTTGATCGGTGCGACCTGCGCGTGGCCCGCCTTGCGAGCCCAAGCATAGACGGCAGGCGCCTCGTAGCCGGTATCGATCGCGAGCTTCGCTACTCCGATCCGCGTACCGTGGGCGTGCAGCCAAGTCCGATCGAGCAGGAGCCCGAGCTCTTCCCAGGTCTCGGCTTGCTCGGGTCCGCCTTCGATCACGGTGTGGTCGACGAGCCAGCTTTCGAGACCTCTGCCCCAGGCCCAAACATCGACCTCGATGCGATCCTTCTGGACGTCAGCACCCGCCGTCAGGAACAGGCCGCCTCGCGGCACCGTGCCGATCTGCCAGGACTCGCGGCGCTCATAGAGCCGCTGCCAGTCCGGCGCCTCGCCGGTCTCGATCCAGGTCTCGCCAAGCACGCTATTCTTGAAGCTGCGCTTGGCCTCGTCGGTAGTCGCCGATTCCCACAGCCGCGCGATGTTCTCCCAGGAGAACCAACCGACCGGCGAATAGAGCGCCGAAATATGGAACCCGATCGTGCCGGGGTCCTGCGCCTCCGCGGTCGGGCGCCACTCGCCCGCCTCGAGCATAGCGGTCTTGTGATGCTCTTCGATCCGGCCGTCGCAGGCCGTACACTCATAATGTGCGCTCTCGGGCTGTCCTTTCTCCCATCGCAGCCGCTCGAATTTGAGCCACTGCATTTCCCCGCAATGCGGGCACAGCACGAAGTAGCGCCGCTGATCCGATGCCTCGTACTCGCGCTCGATTCGCGACAGGCCGTGAATGGTCGGCGTCGAGCCAAGCAGAATCTTGGAGCGCCACGAAAAGGTGCGGGTGCGCGCCTCGGCGAGAGCGACCGGATCGCCTTCCTCGTCGGCCGAGGGAGGATACGCATCGACCTCATCGAGGAAGAGATAGCGCGCCGGCATCGAGCGCAGGCCGACCGCGCTGTTCGCACCGGTGATGACCAGGAGCCCCGCCGGAAACTCCTTCGACAGCACCGTGTTGCCGGCGTCGCGCGAGCGCGCAGGCTTGACGCGCTCCCGCAACGCCGGGCTTTCGCTGACCAGCGGATCGATGCGCTGGCGCGAGAACCGCTTGGCGAGTTCGACGGTCGGCTGCACCGCGAGCATCGGCCCGGGCGCATGATGAATGACGTATCCGATCCAGTTATTTCCGCCTTCCGTGAAGCCGATCTGCGCGGACTTCATCACCACGATACGGCGCGCGGGATGCGTCGGCGACAGCGCATCGACGATCGCCCGCATGTATGGCGTGCGGTCGGTGCGGTATCGGCCGGGCTCCGCCGAAGCGCGCGGGCTCAGCAGCCGATGGCGATCCGCCCATTCCGAGACGGTCAACGACGGATCGGGCGTCAGGCCGTCACGCCAAGCCTGGTCTAGTTCCTCCGCGCCATCAAATGCGAACAGGTCACCGGAATTCGGGCCGGACATCGGCGAGTTCACTGAGGTGAGCGCGGACATGCCCTTCCACGATCTTTTGTACCGCGTGCGCTTCGACGCCGAGCTCCGCAGCAATCATTGCTGAAATTCGCGCCGGCCAGTTGAGCCAGGAATCCCTTTCCTCGCGCGCCAGCCGGAACACCAGCGCGGTCGAGCGGGCGCGATCGACGAGTTCGCCCTTCATGCGCTGCAGTCGCAGGCGAGCGAGATGCGCCTTGGCGATCTCGTGCGCAGTGCGCGCCTGGACGAAGGTGACGTTGCCGCCGGCCGGCAGCCCTTGCTCCTTCAGCGTCTCGCGCACCGAGCCGAGCGCGGCTTCGCCGACCGGACGAAGTTTCTCGGCGGGAGCCTTCGATTTCGCTCGCGTGCGCGCCGGATCGCTTGAGCGCTCCCACGACGCATCGGCCTTGGCCGGATCAATGGAGCCGTCCGGCTCGACCGGGACCCGGCCCTGCTTGATGGCGCGCAATACCGCAACATGGCTTACGCCGCGCCGGCGGGCATAAGCGCGGATCGATAATCCCATGATGGTCCTGGCGCGAAAAAAGCAATCAAATGATCCGATTATCCGCTTGGCTCCGGGCCGAAGCAGCGCGTTTATGGCGTCATCACCGAACGGAGACCACCATGACCAAGATCGCCACATTGGCCAGCAACAATGAAGCCTGGGGCTTCTTCGGCACCATCCGCCACCATGCCGATCCCGCCGAAGCCTGGCCGCTCGCCATGCGGGCCATCGGCGAA